CTTTCCGCTTCGGACGGATAAGACCAGACAACTTGATTGTCAGTTAAATCCGTGATTTGAATTCTATACACGTAGCCGCTGTTGCAATTTGGAAGCCCGACAGCGACGGTTCCGGTTCTCTCAAGATTGCTGGTTTTCTGTGCAACAAGAACTCCGTCCAGATAGGAGGAAAGCATATTGGCTTCAATTTTGCATTCGATTTGGTGTCTACCCTGAAGCTTGACGTCCGACTGGTAGTAGGCGTAAATGCTTGTAAAAGAGCCAGAGCCGCCACTGGGTTTTAAAAGATTTGTGAAGAAGTCGATCTGGTTGTTACTTTGCCATACAAGTGCGAACGGGGCATCGCTCAGAGTTGCGTAGAAAACGTTCCCGCTCGTTTTTGCCTCATCCAGTTTAAAGTCAATGAGGAAACTGTAATCATGCGTCGGATCGAGCTCTTCCCGCACCACCGCCTGACAGTCATAGAAAGCCTTAGCTTTCTCGGCAAAGTTTTCAGGAACGGGCGACGGCCACGGAGGCGGGGGGAGCATGTTGTACAGATTGGAGTGTGCGGCCTGCCAGACGGTTTCGCCGGTGGTATCGTCTGTAATAGAAATTTTATAGACATAACCGGCATTTGATCGCGGGGCGGAAATTTCAATCGCATTTCTGACCAGATTTTCACGTGTGTAAACGATCTCACCGTCAATCAATGCAGTAATAGTATTTTCTATCATTTTCACGGTCAGAGCATGGCGATTTGTTGAGTCAGAACCTGCCGAAAACTGTGTTGATCCACCGGGTGATGTGCTCATAAGCGCCGTGCTTACGATGACCTCTCCGCCCGACATAAACACACGAATAAAATCACGCGACGTATCGGATGCAAAAACATACACTGCATTTGTTTTTACGCATTTGAACTCGATTTCAAACGTAAAGTCATGCGATTGATCCGTTACATCCAAAGCGGTTTTTGCACCCGTCCACGCTATCGGGTTATCCGCGAAATTGCGCGGCTCATATATCGCATACAGTTCGGAGTACGCTGCCTGCCAAAGTGTACCGGAATCCGCCTCAAGCAAGATCGAAGAAATCGTCCCCGGAAAATTGGAGAATGCGATTGTAAGTATAGGGGCGGTCCGGGAGACGGATACCGCGTACTCTACACCATCGATCATGATCCTCCCGGATGATTCAGCTATTTCAATCATGACAGTGTGTTTGCCTGTTCCCGATATGGGATGTTTGACCATGCCGGACCAGGCGGATTCGTCCTGTACTTGAATTTCCCCTTTCGAGGAAAGCACCAGCATGAACCGCCCTTCTCCCAACGCCATTTGGTTGCCGAAAAGCACACGGTCGCGAGAGGGCATCTCGGACAGGGAGAATCTAATTGAGAAACGATAGTTTTTAATCCCATTCGAATTAAAGGCAGAGACGAAGCCTGGCCAATATGCGCTTGTTGAGAAGTCGCGCGGCATCGCCGGACGCAAGCGACTCCACCAGGAGCCGCCCCGGTCGGGCGTCAGGCAGAGCAGGCAGGACGGGTCCTGCGCGGCGTCGGTGATCGGATCACGCATCATACTGCACCTCCAGAATGACGCTGAGGACGACCGCCGTGACGGGGGTGTTCCCGGAGTCTTTGAGGGTGTCGCGTTCATCGTTGGTGTCGCGCCGGAGCGCGAGCGTCCCGGAGGCGACTTCGAGCGCGAATTCCGCCACGGCCGGAACCGCCCCGACCGCGACTACGAACGAGGTGTCGGAGAGCTCGGAGCCGTTCACGATCGGCACGAGGACGATGTTTCCGGTCACGCCGGAATCGATGCTGACCATCTCAAGCGAAACGCGCCGGAGACTCCGCACTCTCCCCCGGAAGCTCAGCTGCCGGAACGCCGCATCGAGATACCGGCAGTCGCCCCACGTCTCATCCGCCACCGCCATCTCCGTCACAGGGTCCGCGATGATCGTAGGGCCGGTCTCTCCGCGTAACGGGATCGCCGCTGACCAGTCTGCCGATGTCGCCGAGTTCTTGACATAGAAATTCCCCTCGTCAGTGGCGAAAAAGACAAAACCTTCTGCCTCCGCATCATACTGCGCCCGTTCCGAAATCGGCCCCGAAGCGTCGAATGCCAGCCCGTTGCCCCGCGGACCGGCTTTCAATTCGATTCCGGGCCCCCAGTCGCCGCCGGGGCGACGGATGCGGATGTAGCGATCTTCCGCGGTTTGTTCATCGTGCCAGGCGGCATTGTCCGTGCTGTACTGGTACTCATCCGACAGGGACCAATCTTCGCGGCGGATGTACCGGCTGTCGGCTTCCGCCCAGATGTTCGAATGGATATACTCAGCAGACGGATTCATCGCAATCGAACCGGTACAGTCGAAATCGAACCGGGCACGGAACACGCTGCGCCCATCCAGATAGACGTTCAGTTCGATCTTCGTGCCGGAAATCGACTGCTTCCCCTCGATCAACGATTCATAAACCGGATTTGCCGCGTCAAGCAGCCCGGTAAAAAGTCCGGTATCACGTCCGGATGAGTCGTTTTGTGCTGAAACGATCACCGGACGTTCGATATTTCTGGCCGCCGCGCCGGAATCATAATTTGCAGACGACGTAAAGTCCGCCGGGCTGAAATTTGCATCGGCCAGCGTCAACAGCCACACATCATCCTGCTTCACCGCTTCGCAGTAGTTGACGGTATCGCTTTTCCCGAGCACGATCGTCCCGAGCGGGCGCATTTCGACGGTGCTTTTCACCCGCAGCGTCCCAATCGGACTTCCGGATGTGACGGCGGCCGCCAGCGTCACCGGATCGTACCAGTTGAAGTTGTTGTCGATAACCGATTCTCCCGCGGCGAGCGTCCCGGCGAACCGGATGTCGGGGTTCGTGACCTTCCCGTCACTGTCAAATGCGGGAGGCCCATCGCAAAGCTGAAAGGTCAGCCGGGCCAGTTCTCCGGCGGAAATGGCCGGCGTGTAGGCCCCGAGCGAACCTTCGCGGTTGTAAAACTCGAGCGTGTTCGTATCGATATAGAGTTCGATCAAGCGTTCCATGCTTCCTCCTTGATTTTGAAGTAGCCGGAGTAGCCCGCCGGAGCGCTGGCCACCTGTTCGGTCAAGGTCTTAGCCGGCAGGACGCCGCCCTCCGGCGTCACCAGCCGCCCGGCGGTATTGACGTAAAGTGTGATCATGGTTCTTCCTCCGTGTCATAATATTCAAAATCGCTGGAAATGTTACGAATCATATAAGCTGTGATATACACATCTCCTCTGACCGTTTGACCGATGTCAGGATCGCAGGATGCGAGTTCCGAAGGGCTGGAATAACCGATTTCGCTACTAGTTTCGAGATTCCAGCCGGCACGGTACTTGCCAGTAATGATTGCGCTGTTTGCAGCCTCTACATGGGTGTAGATTTTATTCGGTAGCGAATCGGTCCATGTGAATTTCGACGACGAAAAATAAAAATTATATTTTCCATTCGAGTATCTGCGCAGATCAGATCTCTGCTCTACTCTATAAGTTTGACGTGTCGCGCTGGGTAAAATGCTTTTATCTCTGGTTGTGGCATTCGCAATTGCTGCGTTAACGGCTCCCATCGCAGTCAATGCCTCTTCGTCGCCAGAGACGGAAGTTCCTGCAATGCGGCCATCAGGCCGGTTGACAGACCATTTCAGCGCATTGATCATGCGATAGCGTTGCATCACCCATGCCAGTAGTTTATTTTCCGCCTGGGCCGGGTCGATCAGGGATTCTCCGATCGATGCCGCCAATTGCGCCAGCGATTGAAACTTAAAAGCACTAATATCATCACCGCCCATTCCGTCCAATGGGATGCCAGGGTCAATAAAGAGTTGCGCGGCACCTAATAATTTGGTTTCAATATTCGATACCGCCCGTCCTCGTGTCCAAAGACGGTAATCTTGAAAACTCATGGTCGCGGTGCGCTCGTTGATCGCCTGCTGCAGCGTCATCAGCACCGGATAGTAGGCAGACAACTGTACCTTATCCGGAAATCCATTATCTGTCCATGCGCTCATATTAGATATCTCTGTCCCCAATAGATCGTGTTGCCGGTCCACCGCTGAGTAATTACGCCATCCGAATCAACCGTGGCTATCTCTGTCCAGCCGACTGCTCCGCTCGGGATCATCCACTCAAATGTTTGCGTATAGGTAGTCGCGGAGATTGGTTTCATGATCAGATAAAGCGTACCTTCCTGACTGGTCAACGTCTCCATTGGAACATCTCCAACATCTGTTTTTCCGCAAATTGCCGCGTTCTGATTTGCGCCATCGACAATTCTCAGCGTTCCCTCAGCTTGTCCGGGAATCACCTTGAAGTAGCCGGAGTAGCTGTAATCCGCGTCCGCTTCGGGCCGGTGACGGGATTTCAGCGCGGCGCCGGACAGCGGCGTGTCGCCGACCTTCGCCACAACGCGGCGAACGGCGGCGCGGTCGCCTTCACTCAAAACGTAGCCCTTCACCTTCACCATAGCCCGTTTCCTCCCGTCTTGGTCGCGCGCATGGCCGGAATCTGCAGCGCCGTCCACGGCTTTGCCCTGAGATACTGGTAATCGCCGTACTGCGCTGCCGCTTTGGGGTCCGGACCGTCGCCAACGGTCGTACCATCCGCTTTCAGCAGTGCGGGCGACGTGATCGCCTTGTTTCCGGCAGCCGTGAAGGTGTACTTGCCTTTCGAGTCGATGTAGAGCGGTTTCGTTTCGCCGTCCTCCGGATCGACTGCCCGAAAACCGAGAAACATCGGCTGGAAATTGTGGCCGTACGGCTTATAGACGATCTGCGCCGAGATCGTCACATACGAACGGCGGCCGTCGTTGACCGGGTTCGGCACAAGCTCCGCCAGCAGCAGGACGCCGGACGGGTACGCATGTCCGTCGATCGTGACAGGATTGTAATTCAGCGTCCCCTTGTACTCGTCGATATCGCGATCGTTGAATCGGCGGGCGTTCCAGCTGATTTCAATCGTAGTGTAGTAACGCGGAACCTGCGGCGGATTGTCGTAGGGATCGCCGGCGGGATTCAGGATCGGTTCCCGGCTTTCCTTTCCGTTTTCACTCTTTTTGTAAAACCTCTCCTCGACGATCATCTCCGAGCCGGGAGTGTAGCGGATCGAGGGCGGTTCGTTCCACGGCGCGCGATCGCCGCTGCCTGCGCTCGATTCGTCCAGCGTGTTGGAATACTGGACGGTACACTGCCAGTTGAACGCATCGATCGGCTTCCAATCGAGCGAAACGGCGTACAGCCAGTCCGCAACCGGGCAGGCGCTGCCATATTTCGGCACGCCGGGCAGTTCCGACACGCTCCGGGGCGTCTGCGGTTCGTCGCAAAGTACGTTCCAGGTGACGGTGAGCGTGTGCGCGCTCCGCTCCACCCGGAACGAATCGGGAATCAATGGATGAATCCGGTTCATGCTATTCCTCCGATATTCGCAAAGGATATATCGTCACGATTACCGAGCACATCTAATCTTTCGAGAATGCTTCCTTGCGTTTCAAGCTGTTTATTCGCTGTATTAAGCATTTCTCGGTTTAAATCTTTACCAGTATTTAAACGAGCTTGATATGCTTCAAGACTGCCACGCGCCGCAGCCGTTACCATTTTTATAACATTGCCGGAAATCGGAGTTCCGTCCTCCCCGTTATTTGATTTCGATTTCGGTGTTAACCTGTCGCGCAATTCGTTGGCAAGATCATCTAAACGTTTTCTTCGTTCCCGTTCGATCTGATCCAAGGTCGAACCTACATCAGAAAAGCGTCCGAATATTTTTTCATAATTCGGGCCCTGCCACTCAGGGAATGGAGTCGTCCCTGCGCGCGCAAAAGCTCGCTTACTGTTATTCCAAAAATCACCGAAACCGGAGACGACACTCTCGCCAATCTCCATCAAAGCGTTATGAATCGCGCCACGAATATCGCCGGTCTTGATTGCCTGCCAAATTCCTTTTCCAAGCGAACCGAATGCTTTCAAAATCTGCTTGGGGACATAAAGCCAGATATTCAGCATATCCAAACCTACCGCCTTGGCGATATCTAAAAAATTCTCGAAGATTTTGCCAAGATTTTCGCCGAGCCAGAAACCGGCATCAAAAATGATCTTGAAACCGGAAGTAAACAAATCGGTAATACCGAGGACCACCGGAGAAACAATCGCCCATATCATTTGTGTTCCAGAGGAAATATTTGTCCATACCTCTTGAAACGAATAAGCGATTTCGAGAGCGTTTGTTTTCAAAGCCGTCGCCCATTCACTGAACTGATTCGTCAATCCGCCGGTTGCTGTCTTGATGGATACTGTTTCCGCAATGACACGACCGATTTCTTCTTTTAAATCCCCCCACGCATTTTTCATCTGCGTGATTCGGCCATTGGTTGTATCCGCAGCAGCAACAGCGGCCCCGCCATATCGTTTTTCGAGCTCCGCCAGAATGATCAACTGTGCTTCACGGGTTTTACCGACAGCCACGAGTGATTTAATCTGCTCCTGCTGTTGAAGAGAAAACTTTACGCCGATTTCTGCAAGGCCGGTCAGGGCAGAAAGCGGCTCCTGCAACGATCGGCCAAGTTTTTTTACGTTCTCCGGGACACCGTTACCAATGACTTCCGACATGTCAAGAGCAAGTGCCATTGCACGCTTGAACTCATCGCCTACTACACCAGTGAAAGCCAACAACAAAGACTGGTGCTTCAAAATCTCCTCGTCTCCGGTAGTGGTCATTCCCTGAAGCTCAGAGGCATAGTCTTTCAACTGTTGCGCGTTGAAGCCGACCGCATTACCAGTAGCGGCCAGAACACGTTCAAGCTTTCGCTCGTTTTGTTCTTGAATTCCATACAAATTGATGGATTCCATTGCAAAACTTCGCAATGAATTTACTCCGAGCGCGGCAAGGGTAAAACCCGCAAATTTCTTGACCATGCTGGTAGCCTGTGCGAGTCCGCGTTCCAAGCCCTTGCTGTTCGCGGTCAGATAAACCGCAAGTGTCCCAAGCCTATCAGCCATGTACCTGCTTCCTTTTGTCGACAATAATCGCGCCTACGCCACGCGCATAATTCAACGCGAGTTCATCCATTTCAATTTTAACCGGTTCGCCGGATCCTGCTTCCCAGTCAATCAGCAGATCTTCGACATCAACATCGCCCCCGAACAAACAGAGTACGGTAGCGGTCAGTTGAGCAAGATAATATTCAGTCTTTTCGATATTCTTCTGCTTTTCAGAAAAATAAGTCTGCCATCCGACAATCTCCGGATAACTCAGGCGCTCCCGGATCGCTTTTATGTTCAGCTCCCCGCTGATTTCTGCCATCTGGTAAAGCGCCAGCTCTTCGTTTGTCAGCTTTTTTTTTCGAGACTGCCGGAATTTACGGCAGCAAAAAAACGAATCAAATCAATTACCGTTGCCATAGAAAACGCAAGAATATCGTCCGCGGTAAATAAATTTTCACCGCTTTCCGGATCGAAAAACTGATTGGCAAGAAAAGCCGCATTATCCGCATCCGACGCTTGCGAAAAGCGCTCAGCAAAACACCGGTAATCGGCGGCGGAATAAACCGCCACCTCGACCGCGAATGTTTCTCCGCCCAGAGTGAAATCGGCAGTTCTACGGCGGCGTGCATCCGCCTTTGCAATACGCTCCCTGATACCCATTATGCCCCCCCAAGCGTCAGCACCGGCTTCGTAACTGCGCCGGCATCATTCAGGTTCGTCACCTGAAACACTAGGTCGACTGTTACGCCGGTATTGTTTTCGAAGCTCGCATCCCCGATGCTTTTCAGATCCATCCAAATCACGAGAGAACCGGTTCCGGGGAATTCGATGGTCCACTCCGCGTTACCCTCCGTAATCTCAGCCTGATTTGAAAACTTGATCGTCATAGTCGGGTCGTTGTATTTCTTTAACGCCCCAAGAACGGAAGTCATGACATCAACATTGCCGAGTTCCGTATCATCAAGTTCGGTTTTTGCCCATCCCGGTATCGTCAGTTTTGTAATACCGCCGATTTCGACGCTCCCCTTTTTCAGTTTGCAGCCATTTCCGTCAAAAATTTTCTTTCTCATTATCTACTCCCTGATTGCCCTGATTTTGAATTCCAGCGTATAACGGACGATATTCCGTTCCGATCCCTGCATTTCGAGCTCCGAATTATCCCACACGGCCTCCAGCCGGCAGTAGCCGACATGCCAGGCGCCAAGTTCGAAAAGCTCTCCGGGGCGATTCAAAAGACTGAAAGCTGCCTCTTTCTTTGCTTCCGCATCGGCGGCGTTTCGCGCGTAAATATCCAAATCAAAAACGAACTCAGTCTCGGCTGTTGCATTCAATTCATCCTGCGTCGGGACCTCGGAAACTGAGGTCAAAACGCAAAATGGATACTTTGCGTTTTCCGGAGCAACCCGCCAGTAAATCGCGCCAAGTGGCGCAAGCATTACCAGTAAAGCCTTTCTCATCTGACCACCGTTTTTCCCTGCGCAGCCAATAAATTAAACCGTTTCCGTGCTTCCGCTGTCACGGCGGCAAATGCTTCCTGCCGTCCTTCTTTTTGGGCTGGCCGCATAAATGGATGCGCCGGAGCATGGCGTGTGCCCATTTCCACCAAACTGGCGTATTTCTTCGGTTTTACTTTTTTCCCCTTGTACTCGCCTTCCTTCTTCGTGCTGACATAAACGACGCCATCGCCCTCTCTGGTCGCATCATACTTGATTGCTTTCTGCAACATGCCGCTGCGCTTCCTGACTTTCTTTTTGGCCCGCTTTGCAATCACCGCCGCGCCTTTTTTAACTGCCGCCTTCATGATCCTTTTCTTCACATTCGGTACAATGGCATTCAGGTTGGCAAGTAATTGCTTGTCTCCAATCAGTTTTACCTCAAGATCATTTTTCGCCATCACTTCACCTCCACGAGTTCGGAGACCTTCAGTACGAGGTCGCGGCGGAAGGTCGGGTCCTGCTTGATCTCGATGATCTCGAACGTCCGGTTTTCCGCCGGCCAGACGATCCGCATGTCCGGCTGAATCCCGGGGCGGTAACGCATCACGACCGAGTGCGTCAGTTCGCCCTGCAGTTTCGCAAACTTCTCCTGCTCCGACGCCGATACCGGCAGGATCGCCGCGCGTGTGCGCAAAAACAGCGTCCACTCCCTGACGGACGGCTCGCCGTATTCGTTCACCGTCCGTTCCGGTCTCCGGATCTCCAGCTCGTGACGCAATCTCCCCGACCTCATCGGCTCACCCCGCGTAAAACCGCAGCGGCTCAAGGCAGAATTTCAGCGTCCGGTTTTCGGACAGCGAAACTTCGCTCTGAGCTTCGCGGTGTTCGTACAGATCCGCGGCGACCTGAAAGACCGCCGCCTCGAACGCGTCCGGAAGCGCCCCCTCCGCATAGCCGGCAGAGACGGTCAGCTCCAGCGACTCCGAAACCGGGTCCGTCAGCCGGACGCCCCAGCCGCCCGCCTCCGGGAGCAGCCGGAACGCGCCGGGTTCCAGCGCTTCGCCGTCCGCTTTCGCCGCCGTCACCGCCGATACCGGGAACAGCGGCAGAAACGCCGCATCCCCGGAGCCGGCGAACAGCAGCGTCCACGTCCCGGCGCGGTAAACCCGGCCGCAATACTCCTCGACCGCCGAGACCGCCCGGCGGAAAATCCGCCCGAGCAGTTCGTCGCTCTCCTCGCCCTCCACCAGCGACAGGACCTCGCGCAGTTTCGCGATATCGTCCGCCGCGACCTCGAACGGGCCGTTCCGGAATTTTGCGGTCAGGTTCATCGTCTTCTCCTTACGCGCCCTTCATCTTCAGCGCCTTGAACGCCTCGTAGTTGCGGATGCCGCCGCCGACGCGCTTGCGGGTGTAGAACTGCACGTACGGCTTGTAGCTGTACGGGTCGCGCATCATCGTCATGCCGATGCGGTCGACGATGACATACCCGGCCCGGATGTCGCCGTAGACGACCGCCAGCGCGTCCGCCGCCGGCGCGGGCATGGCGGAGCATTTCCGGACCGGAGCGCCCATCAGCGTGTTCACGAGACGGCCGCCGATGATCTCCGGCGTCCAGAGCAGATACCGGTCCGCGCCACTCGCCCCCTGCTTGAGCTTGCGAAGCGCCGTGAAGGTCTTCTTGTTCATCAGCCAGGTCGCGTTGGCCTGGTAGCGGTCTTTCAGCGCGTCCTGCAGGTCGATCAGTTCGTCGCCGGCGACGGCGGTCGAACTCGCGGCGGTCAGGACCCCGATTTTGCCGTCCACCCAGCTCGCATCATCCACGGTCGCGCCGGAAAGCAGCCCCTGCACCTCGCCGGTGCCGCTGCCGGTGAAGAATTTCGTGTTCTCCTGCGCGGCGAACTCCTCGGCAATCGCCTCGTTCAGCTCCGTCTCGACATCGAACGCCGCATCCTCCAGCAGCGTCTGCGAAACCGGCGGATTCGCGTAGATTTCAAACGGCGTGATGCGCCGCTCGGAATAGGTCGGAGTATCCGTGTTCGGGCGCGCGGCGGTTTCGCCGACCCACGAGGCACCGGCCTTGCCGCCGCGCACGAGAAACGGGTAGCTGTCGCCGGAAATGGTCTTCACGGTCGCAAGTTCGCGCATCGGATTGCCGTCCGTCGCCAGCTTCAGAATCTCCGTCGCCTGAACCTCCGGAACGAGGTAGCCGCCCTGGCTGTCGTTTCCGGCTACCATCGCGTCCATCACCTCGCCGGAGCGGATGAACGTATTGAACGCCTTCCGCGCGGCGGCGTCTTTCGGGTCCGCGCCGCCGGAAAGACCGAGTTCCGCGGTCCGGACCGACGCTTCGATCCGGTTCAGTTGCTTCTCGTATTCCTCGAACTTCCCGTCGTAATCCGCGAGCGCCTTGTCGAGTGCCGCCTTGTTGTCCTTTTTCAGCGCATCCTGCGCCTCGGCCTGAATCTGTTTCAGGTTGTCGAGCATTTCCTGATCGGTCATTTTGATCTCCTCAGTTGGTTGAAAATCGAATCCCAGTCACGTCCGGCGTCGTCGCCGTCACGGCGGAACGCCTTGCCGGAGGCGATCGTTTTCGCCTCCATCGCCGAATAGCCCGCATCACGCAGGGCCGATTCCAGATCCCGTTTCCGCCCGGCGTTCCCCAGACGCCGCAGCGGTTCCGGCAGCCGGTCGAACGCATCCATCCCGATGCAGGCCGCCGCCTTCGCATTCTCCCGCACCGTGTCGCAGAGCCCGAGCTCCCGGCAGCGCTCCGCGTCGAGAAACGTGCCGTCCGCGCCCTCCTCCCCGACCATCAGCTCCCGGAACTCCGCGATATCCCGCCCGGAGCGGTCGGCGTAGATTTTCGCGATCTTCGCGCCGAGGTCATCCAGCCGGTCCGCTTCGGGACGGAGTTCGCGCGCATTGCCGATCGCCAGCGTCCACGGGTCGTGGATCATCAGATACGCGTTTTCCGGCATTTCGATGGTGTCGCACGCCATCAGCAGGACCGACGCGATCGACGCCGCGAGGCCGTCCACAAATCCGTGGACGGTTTTTCCCGAAGCCGCGAGGATGTTGTAGATCGCAAAGCCGTCCCACACATCGCCGCCGGGGCTGTTCACGTGCAGGTCGATTTCATCGGCCCGGAGCGCGTTGAATTCCCGGATGAACGCATCCGCCGTCACTCCGTCGCCGAACCAGTCGCCGCCGATCACGCCGTCGATGCGGATTTCGGCCCGGTTCCCTCCGTCGCGGAACGCGTACCAGTCCGGCCGTTTCGCGTCAAGCAGTTTCCGAAGATTCATCCTTTTTCTCCTCTTTCACCGGCGTCATGTTGGCCGGAACGTAAAATTCGTCGCCGCCCTCGACGGCGTTCATATCCTCTTTCGCGCGGATCTCGTTCGCCGACATCGCGCCGATCTGGTTCAGCGTCCGGTAGTAGTTGGTCCGGGCCGTCGTGTCGCCCCGCAGCAGTCCGCCGACGTTGAACTTCGCGTAGGTTTTCCCCCACATCTGCGGCGGAATCAGCCGGGTCGTAACCGCGTTCTCGATCCGCACGAGGTACGGAGTCAGCGAGAGCTGCAGGAACTCGGTCATGGTCTGTTCCATCGTGCTCCACCCCTTCGCCTGAGCGGTGTCGCCGATCAGGTGCGGCGGAACGCCGAAGATCCCGCAGATCTCCTCTTTCTGATAACGGCGGGTTTCGAGCATCTGCATATCCTCGGCGGTCATCGACACCGTGTTGTAATGCAGCCCGTTGTCCAGCAGCGGCGCCTTGCCGGAATTCGACCCGACGCCGTTTTCGGAAAGCTGAGAACGCAGCCGCTCGAACGCCTCCTGACCGATTTTGTTTTCGCTCGTGTAGTAACCGGGCAGCACCGCGCCGTTCTGCAGCGTGTCGTTGCCGTATTTTTCGGCGTTGCGCGCAAGCCGGATCGTTTCGCGGGCATACCGGATCGGCGTGACCGGCCGGATCCCGTCAAGCGTTTCGTAGTAGCAGAAAAACAGCTCGGAGGCCGGATAAATCCGCCGGTTCCCCTCGCTGTCCTGAATCGGAAACTGCAGCTCGCCCGTCGCGGAAAGCGCGATCCCCTCGACATCGATCCGCATCGGGTTGACCGGCACAAGCCGGATGATTTTGCCGTTGCCGGAACGGATGACGTGAGAAACAAACAGTCCGCGCAGCAGCAGGCAGTTGATGTTGAATTTCCAGTAGATGATTTTATCCATCCACGGGCACGGCGCGGTCGAAAGCAGCCAGTAAAGCGGATCGGAGACGCCGGGTTCTCTCCGGCCGTTCTCCGCCTCCTTGATCAGTTTCAGCGGCAGTGACGCAATCGCGTCGGAAAGCAGCCGTACGCAGGCGTAGACCGTGCTGCACCGCTTCGCGGCCGCATAGGCGGTATCCACCGTTTCGCCGGTGCGCAGGAACGCCTCGACCGACGTCACCGACGACGGATCGAGCACCCGCTCCCCGTTGAGCACCCGCCACGCATTTTTCAGTCTCGCAAAATTCAAGGCCGCCTCGCTTTCCGCATGATATCACGATACAGATTATACCGTTTTTTCAGGCGAAAAACAATAGCCGGAGAAAACCGCCGTACTATATATAGTACAGACCATGCAAAATAATTGTGGAACGGCACGATATATTGATATTTTCCACAATTTTCCGTTTTCGCCGAAAGGCGGCTTGATAGAAATATCCGGGTGATGTATATTAATCATCGAAAGGAGGCGGGAATATGTCCGAACATTTCAAAAACATACTTTCCGGAATCGGAAGCGTATTCGTCAGCCCGTCACCGATGCGCGGATACACGCGGGTAAGACGGGATGGATTTGCCCGCGATGCGCGCAACCTGGCGGCCGACCGCCGTGCAGTAGGTTCTGATCTCGGCAAGTCAATCAGGAGCGCTTCCCGTGGCAAGAAGCAGTAAAGCGGCTCTGTCCCGCCAGACCGGCGACGATAAAGAGGAGATGATCGTCCAGAATCAGGAAATCGACACTCCGGTACTTCCAGTGGAGCACATGGAACGGCTGCATCAGTTTCGTCCCGATATTGTGGACTGGATTCTGAGGCAGACGGAAAACGAAGCCGCCGACCGGCGCGAGCGGCAGGCGCGATTGGATCGTTATGTATGCAGAGAACGTCTGATCGGTCAGATTTTCGGATTCCTGATCGGAATCGGCGGAATCGCCGGCGGTGCATATGTCGCGGTAAGCGGACACCCGACCGCCGGCGGCACGATTGCCTCCATTGCCATCGGCACGCTGGCCGTTGCATTTATCGGCAAACTGAAAAATAATTAGCCCATGCTTTCCCGGTGGCCGCCCACGCAAGACGGCCGCCGGGAAATGGAAACGGTTACGGCCTGGTGAAGCTGTTTTCGCGGCCGATGATCCGTCCGTCGTCGTCGAACCGGTAGCGGGTGTCGATCCCGATATCCAGCATGTAACCGATCTGGTTCAGCATGATTTTGATGTCGGCGGCGAGCTGTTCGCTGCTGCGCCGGGAGCGTTCGACGGTTTCACGGAAATAGGAGAGCTCGGCCATCTCCTCCCGCGCGTCGTAGCCGGCGGCCATCAGTTTGCGCAGCGTCGACTCGATCACCAGCCGGCGGTTATCCAGCCGGTTCCGGAATTCGTCGGCCGTGACGGTGACATACTCCGCACTCCGCACCGGATTCCGTCTCGGCAGATCCAGCGAACGGACCGCGGGAGAAACCGGAGCCGGGGCGGAAAACGGGGACGGAGCCGGAAGATTCGGGCACCAGTGATTGCGAATTTTCCGCGCGCCCGATTCCGTGAACAAGTCGATACGGCTGACCGCGCGGCCCCATATTTCCCCGCAGCCGCCCGCGCGAAGCTCCCCGGCGGTTTTGATCCGGTAAATCTCGATGCCGTTGATGAGGCCCGCGCGGTTGTTCTGCAAGATGCTGTGAATCTGCGCCGGCGTCACGTTCAGCCGCTTCGCCAGCGCTGTCGTCGACATCACCGGCACGCCGTAATAGGTCGCCTCCGGGACGAAGTACGGCGCGGCCGAAATCAGCGGCTTCGCGGGTGCGGACGGCGCCGCATACCGCCCGGTCTTGCGAATCGCCGGAAGCACCTCGTGAGTAATCCAACGCTTGAATTTTTTAGCTTCCGGTTTCCGGCTCCGAAGAACGAGAGAGTAAAGCCCCGGTTCGTTGATGATCGTCATTTCCTGCTGGCCGGAAGGGGTGTCCACAATATGGACGCCCTTCTCGTCTTCCTCCAACAGCGCCATACTGCTCCGAGGATTGCCAAGACAGAGAGCAGCGCATACATCATTTCCAATGAACCACGGTTCTTCATTCTGGAGTATAACACGAACAGGGTGCGATTCTTCAAACTTGAAGACGGACGGGGTGAGTGTGGAACTGGTCATTTGCTTTCCTCCTGCGCTCCGATTTCGCAAATGAAAAAGGCTTTCCAGTTCGCTGGTAGCACAGCATCCCGTCAGCACCACCTGTTACGGATTCCCCGGAAAGCCAAAAATCAGAACGTTTATGTTTTAACGAATCAAAACATAAAAAAATCAACCTCCGCCGTATCGAATGTTGGTGCATTCGGGTTGAATGGCGGTCGCGATGCTACTCGCAACACCTTTACAATACCGTCAATTCCCGAAATTGCAACCCATATTAAAGCAATACGGAATATTTTTTCTTTTCTTCTTCCACTCTGTTTTTGAACTCGGCAGGAGTAGAATACCTGAACCCTGACACATTGCCACCTACAAGGGTAATATTCTGATGGTAAGGGCACCATAACAGAGGTGCATCCCAAATATCCTCTGGTTTCTTTACCTTAGAAATATCCATTTCCCAATATTCCCATTGCCCCGCAATACATCCTGGATTATTTTTCAGCGTTTCAAATAATTTCTCTTGTGCATCTTGTCGTTTTATGATATTCTTAGAGAAAAGAATATCATAAACGTTTAGTTTGTCAAAAAATTTCTTCTGATCAATTATACATTTCACGCGCATTGCTTTTTCATATTCTTTTTGCGCCTGATGCTTCTTGAATGTATCATAACTGTATAGGCTAAGAAAAATTGCGCCCACAATAACAAAAAAAAGCACAACGGCAATAACACCATAAGGCGGCTCATTTTTCCGCCCCGCTTCTTTTGGTGATTCTTCCGGGCGCAATAAAATAGGTCTACTGGCTTCGAAGTTTTCTCCGCATATGCTGCATTCCACCATCTGGCCAGCATATTCATCAGAAACTTCGTACTTTTGTTTGCAGTTTGGACACGCTATCTTCATTTTCCTCTCCCCTTAACGATTAGGCCTAGCTTGTGGATTGTCAAGGCGGAATGATCGTTACTTCATTCGATGCCCGTTGACATCTTTCCGAAAGAATATAATCTCAAACAGGGTCCATAAATATGAGATGACAACAAGAATAATCAGCCCCCATTGAAGTGCAACATAAAGCATAAGCAACTTCAATATTCCCTTTAGCCAATGGCCTGCATAGAAGTTATGTATCCCTAGAAGGCCAAAGATCAAACCAAGTTTAATGTACATGAAGCGGTAACGAGAACTGACGGTTTCTGTTGAGATGGATGAATCGACCCCTTCCCGGTCATGCGTCAATCCCCGCACACGTTCAACGGCAGGAGCTAGGAAACTTTTACCGCATTTCACGCATTCGAATTCAAAACCAGCATATATTGCATCTGCCTTATGAAGCTGTCCGCATTCAGGACAATAAAAGCAAATTTCTGCCAATTTTGCAGTTTTCCTCCGTGCGGGAATCAAAATTGCATATTCAATCGAAATCGCTTCTGTCCCATCATCGAATTTTCCGCGCCACACGCGCCGAAGCACAGGCTTCATAAGCGGGAAATCCGGATTCCTCGCAATCTCCCCCGCATTGAATTTTCCGACAAATCCAAGGTGGAGACTGCCGGACATAATTTTGATCGCATTCGGATCGTGTCGATTGTGCGGATCACGTTCAAAATGCAACTCAAAAGGAGCTTTTTTCAAAACTGACGCACATTCTCGAAAATGATAGCTAGTCCCTGCAATTCTGAAATAACCATTTGACTCCTCGTCGGGATTCGCCAAAATTTCCCATTCGCCCGGCGGCATATCATCGAATTTGCGCTCAAAATCTGCCATTTCATACTTCCTGTTACTTCATCTTTACCAGAATTGCAATCAGCAGGATGATGATCGAACCGGCCAGATAGGCCAGCGTCCGCAATGCGAAGAAAATCTGATGGATGGCGCTTTGAGCGGATGAATCATTGAAACTCGCAATGCCTGTTCCCGCAACAACGACAGCAAAAACAATCAGCAATATTGCAATGGCACCCGATACAGAAGAACCGGAACACACTCTGCGCATTTCGCTGAACATGGCATTTGTATCATCAGGCGATTCCTGCATCGGAGTTGCAACAAAACGTCTCCCGCACTCAACACATTCACCTTCCTGCCCGGAAACATCCTGAGATTCTTCGTATTTTGCTCCGCAATGTGGACACTCAAATTTCATTTTTCCCATCCTTTCAATCATCTTCGTCGGCGTCGTCGTTCTGCTGCTTGCGCCAGTCCCACGGGGCAACGGGTTTGTCGTCGCTCCAAAGCCCCCGTTTCTCCTTCCGGGCTTCCGCTTCCGCCTCGGCGTACTCTTTCGCCTTCGGCGCGTAACGCGGATCGTGCCACGCCAGACCCATTTTAATCAGCTCAAGGCCGATATCCATTTTCCCGCGCCGCGCAACTCCAACCAGACGCCCCCAACTGTCCCCCTTCGGCTCGATATTCAACTGCCGGCGATGCGTCAGCGCAATCAATGCAGCCTTCGACACTTCTCCCCATGGCTGATCCAGCTCCGGAGCGTCGATTCCCCACAGACGCACCACGCGCGCGTCTTTCGATCCTACAAACGTATCGCCGTCAATGCAGGCCACCGCCCGCAAACGTACCGGATCAAACGCCAAAACAGTCATCGCCGCAAACAGCAGCATCAGCATCAGATGAATTTTCATCGCTTCCCCGCATCAAGTGTTAATAAGCCACTTTAAATTATACCACAGTCAGGGCCGGATTGCAAGAAGACGGGAAGAAAAAGCCCCGCTGATTTGCGGGGCGGCGAGAGAGGATGGGAATTAAATCAAGAGAAGCTGTTCCGGCGGTGGTTCCGGCAACCCGCAGACCGGAATATATTGCTCGGCCAGCTTCGAAAATGCCGCATCTTCGGTAATCAGTTTCACGTTCCCGAATACAACAGCGGAAGCCAGAATCTGAATATCCGGGCGAAGAATACCCCGCACTCCATGATAGGAAGATTTTACCTTCAAATGTTGCTCCCGGAAAATATCAGCCGCCTTCAATGCGGCATTTTCGCTGAACGGAATCAAAACAAAGTTACGGGATATCAAATCAATATAAGGATCACGATCTTCGGGAGGAATTCCCATCATGAGTTCGGAAAATGTGATTACAGAAATCGCAAAAGTCTTGCCAGCCTGAAATCCAGATTCAAAAAAACAAGCCGCCTTTTCAATCATGCGTTTTTCAACGTCGTTTTTCCCGTTTTTCAGTATCCCCCAAATCATCACATTGGTATCAATACACAAAAGTTCATCAGGCATTGTCACCACCATCGTTGCCGCGAATTTTGCGCATGAAATCCGCCACGCTCTCGTTTTCAAAATATTTACCGGCTCCGGCCTCTTTCAGCAGCGTGAACGGATTGCGCAACGGTTTCCGATATGGAAGAAGTGCTTGCGCTTTCATGCGAATCGGTTCGATGCTGCGAGTGACTTCCCCGACAATACCGACAACGGAATAAAGCAGACACCCCACTTCGGCAGCCAGTTCTTCGGAACAATCGCAGATAACATCAGGACCACCGCCAAGCGGTCGAATATGAATATTCGGCCGTTCACCTCCGGCATCTATCACCTTGCCGTAAATGGTATGTTGAAAACGAATGTTCGGTTTCTTGCTTACCATGTCGGAAAGCTTACGGTCGGATGGCAGCGTAACAGCCGGAAGTCCCTCCACCGCCGGGAAAGTCATGGAAACATCGGCAAAAAACTTCGTCCGCACCCGGTCGAATTCTCCAAGATTATGAAGAATCGGAGAATCCGAAGCGACAGGTTGCCCCGCAAGAAAAGCGGAAAACGCCACAATTGCCGCCTTGACTTTTGGCGAACTAATCTTGAAGTCAAGCCTGACACAATTGTCGGTCAGGGCAGCCAGACAAAAATCATTCTCCCGCCCCGCGAACTGTTTTGATAGAACGGCCAGAAGCTCGGCCAGCTTCCCCGCCGGAATATCTCCGGGATGGAGGCCGCCGGCGCGATCCAGCCTGATACTGTATTTGTCCGTACCGACCATTTTCATGTTCTCCATGTTTCAATATACATCAATCCATACTGAAAAACAAGGGGGCAAAATGAGTTATGCGACAGATTAATGCAAGGCGGCGGTTGATTAATTCTGCGCGATCCAGTATATTAATTCGTCAAATGTGCGGTTCACCGCTTCCCGAAACAGCGCGATTCGAGCCAATGCCTTAAAATACCGAAGAAAACAACGGCAATACCGCGACCGATTACAAGGCCGATAAAAAAGCCGCCGGCAAAAAGAACAATGGAGACGAAATCATGACGGGACAAATACTGGATTTCCTGCGTACTTATCTCCCCGCTCCCCTTTTTATTTTCTTTCTCGGTTTTGCCGGAGGCGTCTGGATCGGCTTTAAATTCAGCCCCGCCAGATACGCCTATCTGACAACCCGGCTCACCGCAGAAGCCGCCGAACGGGATAAACGCCGACAAGAACAGGAACGCAAAGAACGCAACCGCAAGGAAGCCGCGCAACGTCGCCTTGAATCGTATCGGGAACGACTGGCGGCACAGCAGCAAGCGGAAGAATGCCGTCGCTATTTCGAGGGCATTTACTTCGATCTGGCCGGCAACCCATGCTGTCCGGCCTGCCGCGTACCGCTGACGTGCTGCGGCATTTCGTCGCAATCGAACCACCGCTTTTACGGCACCTGCCCGAAATGCCAACAGGAAATTAAATCCAACTGCGACGCAGAAACGATCTTTGCACACGCCAGGCAACTGGGACCATTCTGATTTTCTCATAACTGCGTCCTCCCTCAATTTTCCACCGTTTTTTCGTTGAAGCCGCACTTCCGGCACTTCCGGTAGCGGATGGTCGGTCGGCCTTTCCGCACACAGTACACGCGCAGCTCTCCGCCGCATTTCGGACATTTCATAGGGTCCTCACCTCGTAATCATCGTTGAACAACTCCTGCACCTCCGGGCGCAGGTATACGCCGTAGGCCATCACCGAGGCAACCACGCCGTCAATTTTCCGTTTCGAGTCCTTGTTCTCCTTCGCCAGCATCGTGTTCCCTTTCGGGTCGGTCTGCGTCTTCGCATTCGACACCATCCACGTCAGCACCGGATTGCCGAAATGGCGCAGCCGGTGTTCCAGAATGTCCGCCTCCAGCTTCGCAGTCGGCTCCGCCATCGACAGGAACCCCTGGCGGAACGGAAACAGCTCGTGTTCGTCCACCTCCTTCAACTTGAGCGAAAGCCCGCTCATCCGGTACGGGTCGTATGCGATCGCCCGGCAGTCGTACCGCCCCTTGATCCGCACATGCCGTTCTTCGTCGTAACCGCCGGCCAATTCCCAGATCTTCCGGCGCACCTCCGTCTCATCGATCGCGGCGCCGCCCGCTTCCTGCAGCAGCCCCTGCCGCTGCCAGATCAGGTAGTCGTCCCGCTCGCGCATCGTCTGCTTCGGCACGAAAAAGAACGGCAGCAGCGCGTTGAATTTCGGGAAATAGAGCACCAGCGCCGTAATGTCCCGCGTCGCCGACAGGTCGATCCCCATTGTGCATTTCTGCCCGAGCAGCTGCGACGGATCAATGTCGTTCGGGCAAAGTTTCCAGTCCTCCATGTCGATCCACTGATCCGTGGAACGCCCCTGCATATTCAGGTTCAGCCGCTTGAATTCCCGTTCCAGCGACGGACTCTCCTGCGCTTTCTGAAACTCCTGCCGAAAACGGTCCAGCCGGATCGTCACCCCCAGCCCCGGATTCGCCTTGAACCAGGTCTTTTCGTCCCGCCAGTCATCCCGTTCGGTCGCCTCGAAAATCGCCGGCAGGTAGTTCGGCGCGTCAAGCTCCCCGTCCCGTACGCGGCGCGCAAAATCCAGTTCGTCGTTGCAGATGTTATCCCCCTGGTGCGCCGCCGTGGTCAGGAAGATCAGCAGCGGCTGCCGGCGCGTCACCATGCCTTTGCGCAGAACATCGATCAAAGAGCCGTCCGGCATGACGTGGAGTTCGTCGACGATCGCCACCGAAGGCTCGATCCCCTCGTTGTTCCTGGCGTCGCGGCTGATCGCCGTCAGCAGAGAACGGGTCGGCGTATAGCAAACCTTCTTCCGCGACAGATCGCCGGTGCCCTTCAAATGGGACGGATTTATGCCGGTCTCCTCGGTCATGTAAACTGCGTCCTGAAACACCAGCGCGGCCTGTTCCTTCACGCTCGCGGCGCAATAGACCTTTTTGTCCGTCTCGCCATCGGCGATGAACAGCGCCGCCGCCAGCGCCGACGTGAAGCCGCTCTTGCCGTTCTTTTTCGGGATGTAGACGAACACCGTATCGAACCGCCTCCGGCCGTCGCGGTACAGCCAGCCGAACAGCCAGCCGACCAGAAGCCGCTGCCACCACATCAGCCGGATGTATTGTCCCATGAAGCCGTCTCCGCGCGCCAGCTTGATGTGTCCCTCGAAGAAGTCGCACCATTCACGCGCCCGCTTCGGATAAAAGGCGCATTCGGCCGGGGCGTTTCGCCACGGATCGAATTCCGCAAGCGGCTGCTTCCAGTCCCAACTGCTCCAGTCAAAACCCATCACAACGGCTCCCCCGGGTCCACGGAAATAAAACCGCTGACCACGCTTTCCGGTTCCTCCTTCTTCGGCTCCGCCATTCTCAGCGCCGCCGCCCGGCTCGCCGGAGTGAAGCCGAATTCCTTTGCCATCGTCAGCACGTCCCGAAACAGCTGCCGTTCCGCCTTGAACTCGGCAGAAAGGCGGGTCGCCCCGCTGCGTTTGTCGAAATCGCATCTGCCGGACCGCTTCAACGTCCGGTAGCTCATCAGCCACTCGCGGAACGTCACAACAAACAGGTTGAACGCAAGTTCGTCCGTTTCCTGCAGGATCTTCCGGTCCATGCATACCCCGAACAGCCGATCGAAATAGGCGTTTCCTTCTCTGTCGAGCACGGTCAGCCGAAGGAATCCATCCCGGGCCGGCAATTCCGCGGCATCTACCTCCGGGCTCCGGCGGCGGCCGCTTCGTCCTTTCACTCCCGCCATATCAACCGATCCTTTCCCAAGTCAGCCGGTCGGATTCCGGGAAAACCGTCGCCGCGGTCCCGTCCTTCCAGGCGTTTTCGTTTCGTTCATGATGCATCCCGCAAAGCTGGACCAGATTCGACAGATCGAAAAATCCTTCCTCCCCGTGCAGTTCAATCATTCGGCGCGCCGGTATCACATGATGCACCTCCGTCGCCGGCCGCAGTGCCCCGCCCAGTCGGCGGCACAAGTAGCACACCGGGCATGCCGTCAAAATCCGCCGGCGCAATTCCTGCCACCGTTTCGAACTGCGAAGCCGGCGCAATACCGGGTCTTCCGTTTTTCTCCAGTTTGAACGAGAGTTCCCTGAAGTTTCCGGCGAGCTCTCCGCTGCCGTGAAAGTCTGTCGAGTTTTACAAATCATACTGCCAAATTTTACTCCATTTTAACAGGTTGTGTGCAAAAGAGGGCGGCTTACGGTCTAGGACAAATCGCCCTTGAGATTGCCTCCCCCCCCTTTTTTTGCGAAAAATTCCAGATTTTGAAGTCTATCCGTCTCAAAACGGCACATTGTTGAAGTTTGAAACGTAATCGATCAGCATTTCGTAACACTCGCCGGACCGGTTCGGCGTCTCGATGAATTCCGGCGCAGCCATCGGTGGAAAATGAATCAGCGCCCGGCGGCATATCGTATCACGCGGGATATATCCCTCCAGTTTGGCGACAACTTCAGCCAATGACAATTGCATCGCATAATGCTCAAAATTGCAATTGACCAGATGCGCGAGCGGCCCCAGTCCCATGCCGTACCCGGTACGCTTGATTGCCTTGTTGGTCTTGTAATCGAGAATCCATAACACATTACCGTCCGCCATCAGCAAATCGACCGTTCCGGCCACCAGGCAGCGCGGCGAAAACAGAATCTTCTCTGCGGCGATGAACTGGTATTTCGACTTCAGATAATCCACCACGGCGACGGCGTTGGCGAAGGTGACGCGCTCCCGGTCATCGCGGGCGACGTTCGGCTCCGGCATTCCCTTCATGCGATATTCGCAGTTCTCATGCGTCCGGGTGCCATAGTCGCTCGCCTCTTCTCCGGCCTCAGCCCATTCCTGCAGCAGTTCCGGTACGGTCTTGCCGCGTTTCTGAGCCACGCGGGCGGCAACCTTTTCAGCCTCGAACCGCGGAAAATAATCGTGAATCAGAGTGGTGAAGCTCCTGTAAAATTCACCATGGTCGTCAACATACGTGTGCGGACCCTCATCGAACGTGATTATCCGGCCGGCCGGATGCGTCCCCTGTTGCGTTCCCGGCATGTTACATTCCTCCGATATATCCGCCGGCGTCGTAACACCGGTTCAACCATTCCCCGACCTTCTCGCCTTCGCGGCGCAGCAGCATCGGCGGGATATGGGAGAGATCGTCCGCCTTGAACCGCTGAATCCGGTTCCAGAGCGCGGTCGTCAGAACTTCAAACTGTTCGGGCTGTTCGATGATCGCATCGATATAGTCGGCGGTCTCCGTATCATAATTCGGCCAGTTGCATTGCGGAATACTCCGCTTCTCCGCACCGACAATCTGCTGTAAATCTGCTCTTTTCATGTTTTCTCCTAAGTACGGTAAGTACGGTTTATTCCTATATAATCCCCCCTAAAGGAATATTTTTTTATTTATATAGTTTATTAATAATACCCCGTACTTATCGTACTTATTTATATAGATCATTTCAATTGAAACAGTTACGACACATAAAAACCCGTACTTACTGCCCGTACTTACCCGCACTTGGCCGTACTTATTCATTTCTTGCCGATGTTGTGGCAAATCATGTTTGATACATAAGTTTTCAAAATACCCCGTCCTTATCGTCCTTACTGTCCTTGTTCTTATTTTGAAAGTTTTCAAAATACCCCGTCCTTATCGTCCTTACTGTCCTTGCCGTACTTATTGGCATCACTGAAAAACGACTCCGATTTTTCCGTTTCCGATTCTTCCGACGACCAGAATTCGGCCTTCCGCGTCGAAATCCGGCGGACACCACATGATCCCCTTACGCTGAGTAGGCCCGTTGTTCGGATACTTCCGCTGCCGCTTGTGGATGTGCGGCATCAGTCCCATATTGGCGAGGTTGCGGATGGTCTGCACGATACGCCTCCCTTCGGCCACGCTTTCACGCCGGAACCATATTTCGATCACCTCGCTCCGGATGAAGACACGGTCGCGGTCCGGATTGATCCTCGGGGCGCATTCGAGCTCGATCAGCTTGAACCGGATGATCTCCTCGATCTGCTTGGCCATATCGTCCTCGATATTGGTATCCGCCTTGTTCTGGGCGATGAGCTTCACAACATCGGAATATTCGTCGGAATCCCGGCAGAACGCCTGCAGGACCATCGTTTCGAACTCCGGACACCTGGTCATGGGAGGCAGATCGAACGGCTTGTGGTTGTCGAGCAGGTCGATGAGATCCGCGAGGATCTCCATGCGATGTTCGGCGATGTACCCGAAGGTGTCGCGCCGCCAGCCGGCAGAGTAGTTCGGTTTTCCGACCATCATATAGAATGCGCGGCTTGCGAGATCGTTGTCGACGTTCGCGCTGTTGGCGGTGATGATGCAGGTCAGGTTATTCGGCCGGACCTCTTCCCCGCGTCCGTATGCGGGTCGTCCGGAGATCGATACCTTCGTTGCGAGGTCGGCCAGCTCCGGACACGAAAACGAACCGGTGATATTGTCGAGCAGCAGGATCCGGGAACGCCGTCCCTCGCTGGACACGATCCGCTTTACCAGTTCGACGAAGCTGCGCTTCATTTCGGCCTCCGACGTGGAGATCGGCGTGCCGTCATAAACCAGGGCCATGGCGTCGACAATGGTGGTTTTCCCGGAGCCGGCGCCGTCGACGGCATCGATGATCCAGAGCGGCCGCGGAACGCCCCGCATGTAGAAGAGCGGAGCGGCGAACAGTGCCATCAGGATCGGCCGGTATTCCGGTCCGGCCGGGGAAAAGCAGTCGATCATGTGAAAAAATCTCCGGTGTTCCGGGTCCGGAGGCGGCAATTCTCCGCAGGAGTAGTATACGTCGTGCCGCGGCGGCCAGTCCGGAACGCTGCTGATCGCCTCATAGCGCCGCGCGGAGGCCAGCAGCCCCTCGAACAGCTCCTCCTTGGTCGCGCATCCTTCCTCTTTTGACCATTCGACGAGCTGCCCGGATTTGCGCTGAATCCACGCGAAAAGCGTCGATTGTTTATCGATTGCGATAATGCGTCCGGTGTCCCGGTCGTGGTCGAAGAGCTGTTCGCCGACCTTGCGCGGGAATCCGAGGAAACGGCGGTGAATATCGTCGATGAGTTTGTTGATCTGCCGCGGTGTTTTGACCGTTCGTTTTCGTCCCCCCGGCATCTCCTGAACGGTCGGCGTGAAGTTGCGGAACGGAACAGAATTCGCCGCTTTCGCTTCCTCGATGTTGTAGTCATCGACCGCGTCGGCCAGCTCTGCGGCGGTCATGGCGGGCGCGGCGGCAATCAGGGCGGCGACCTCATCCCAGGTATGCCCTTCTGCGAAGAAGTCGGAAACGTCGCCTTTCGGGGCGCTGCTGGTCGGCACGATCCGAACCGACTTCGCGCGGGCGCGCGCGATCAATTTATGAGCGATCAGCCGGGCATGGGCGCGGCCTGCGTCGTCATTGTCGGGCAGAATTGCCACATCCTTGTCGTCGAACTCCTGCGTATATTCGTCCCGCCACTTTTTAGCGCCTCCGCAGACGGTGGTGGCGGGTAGATTTAACGCGATCAGATTGTCCGCGTCCTTTTCGCCCTCGACCAGCAACGCCCAGGAGGAGGAGCGCAGCATCGGCAGATTGTACAGCGGGGGGATGACGTCGCGCAGTCCCCAACCGCGCGGCGTGCATTGCAGGAACTCTTTTTTCTGCGTCGGATGTTCCAGCCGGACGACCTGATTGACCAGCGCGCCGGAGGCGTCGGTATAGCTGTACCGCTTGACTTCGCGATATCCGGCCGCGATCAGTCTATCGTACTTTTCGCCGGATTCGATGCATCCTGCTTTCGTCGCCATTTTCGGGGACAGATGCAGATAGACGCCCAGGATCTCCTGCGCTTCCATCACATTCCCGCCGCAACGGACACGCGCAACCAGGTCGATCACGCTGCCGGATTCCTCGGTTCCGAAGTCGTGCCATCCGTCCTTATTGATGCTGACCGATTCGGGATTATCGCCGCCGCGCCACGTCGCCGCGCAACGTCCCTCCGGGGACAGTTGCATCCCCAGTAAATCACGCGCCACGGCTACACAATCGGCAGCAGCTTTGATCTGCGTAAAGTCATAAAAATTCATAGTTTTTTCTTATCCTGCATTTCCGTTCGTTTCCGCGCCTCTTCCGCCTCGATCTCCGCGCAGCGGTCAAGAATGCTGCTCATGCCTCGTCCCTCGCTTTCTTTAAGATTTTACAGATTTTACACCCTGCTTCCGCGCACGTTTCCGAGCAACCGTGATTACCGCAATTTTCGGCGATATCGGCAAGAGCCTCGTACATCTCCGGTGCGGCGGCAATCAGGGCGGCGTTGACCTCTGCCTTTTTACCGTAGCAAGTACAGGCTGCTTCAAGGAATCCTGCAACATCGCACCATCCCTCAGCACCGTCAGGCTTTTCAACTTTCCACGGCCCCTGCGTAAACTTCGGCTTATTCATTCTCCTGCTCCTTCCTTCATGAACACCAGCCAATGAGTTTTCCCGCCACGCTGGCCGAACAACGGCTGAACAGGGAACAGCTTGGCCACTTCCGTCACCTTTACCTGATCCTCGTTCCATTTGAAGATCAGGAAACCGCCAGGCTCAAGTACCCTGAAACATTCGTCAAAGCCTTGTTTCAGGTCATCGCGCCACGTTTCCTTGTTGAGCTTGCCATATTTTTGCGCCAGCCACGAACTTTCCCCCGCACGTATCAGATGCGGCGGATCGAATACCACCATCCGGAACGATTTATCCGCAAACGGGATGTTGCGGAAATCACCGATCACGTCAGGATCCACATCAATATTTCTGCCGTCACATGCTTTCCCGACAAAACGTCGAATATCCATGAAAACAGTGCGTGGATCCTTTTTGTCGAACCAGAACATTCTGCTTCCGCAGCAAGCATCAAGAATCTTTTTCGACATTCTCCGCTCCTTCCTGCATCATTTCCCGCGCCGATTCTTCATCGACACCCATAAACTTTACCAAGCAACACATTTCGCACACATTAAGTTTCTTTGTAGTTCCGATTGGCTTGCCTTGTTCGTCTTGCGGCGTGATTTCAACCTCAGCCAACTCATCGTCCGGAAACTCATTTTTACAAAAATCGCACTTCATTCTCCCGCTCCTCCTAGTGCCTTTTCTGCATACCGTTTGATTGTAATCTATGACTGTTACGCCCATCTCATTTTCCTTTCTGCCATTTCGATTTTCATTCCGATCCATCGCATGACGTTCACGCACATGCTGTTTCCGCACGCCTTGTAGCGCGGGCTGTCGGGGCACTGCTCCGCCGGCCTGCCGCGCCACGGAATCCGCGTCCAGTCGTCGGGGAATCCCATCAGCCGCTCGCATTCGCGCGGCGTCAGGCGGCGGACGGTCGACGCCGCAACCAGGGGGAGGTTATTCCCGCCGGTTCCTGCCTTGGCCGAGATTACCGGAGAGCAGTCGATCTCCCTGATCCGGCTGTCCTGCGCGTGGTTTTCGTAGCACACTGTTGGTTGGTTGTTCCCGCTTGTTCCTGCGGCTTCGGTGATGGTGGGACAGCAATTTTCCATGACTTCTGCGTTCTCCTGACTTGTAGCTCGCGCGATTACGTGTTGGCACACCGCCGGTTCTCCGTTCCGGTTCGCCATCAGCGTGTGGCAGTAATCAACGCCGATCGGCAAGCCTTGAGACGGAGAAGCCGCCCAGCGGAACGCGATCGGCGCTTCGTGGTCGCATGTCGGCGCCGGAGAGACCGCTTCGGCTACTTCCGCATTGGCTTGGCCGTGTGCCATGCAAATCGCGTTCAGCGGCTTGCCGCCGGCTCCGACGAAGGTATGCTGCTGCTCTTTCTCGCTTGCGCCTCCAGTGCTTGCCGTAACGCTTCTGGCAACGCCCGACCCCGCTTCGCGGCGCGGCGCATAATTCCTGAACAGGCATTCGGGCTCAAATAATACCGAGGCGGGATATCTCCAGTCTCCAAGATATCCGACAACGAACACACGCCGTCTTCTTTGAGGTACGGCACGAGGGTATCCGTCCACTCGCACGTATTGAGCGTCCAGCACTCGCCATGCGCAAGAATACCCGATTTCATCAATTTCCCGGAGGAAGGCCCGGAAATCTTCACCGCCGTTGGTGCTGAACACGCCGGGGACATTTTCCCAGACGAACCACCGGGGGCGCACAGTTTTAAGAAGTCTGCAATAGGCGATACAGAGCCCGCTTCTGGGGTCTCCGATTCCGCCCTGCTTTCCCGCGACGCTGAATCCCTGACACGGGGTTCCTCCCACGAGAAGGTCAACTGTTCCACGATATTTCTCTCCTTCGATTTTCGTCATATCGCCAAGGTTCGGCACTTCGGGAAAGCGCTGATCCAGCACTTCGCACGGAAACGGCTCGATTTCGGAAAACCACGCCGGCTCCCATCCGAGCGGCATCCACGCGAGGGAAGCCGCCTCCACTCCCGAACAGACACTCGCATATCTCATCTCAAATCCTCCTTTGCTGCTCACTCGATTTTCGTGCTCGCCTCGTCCATGAGGCGGCGGATCGCTTCGATCTTGTCGTGCTCGCCGAGCTCCGGATCGTTTACGATCATCCGGAGTTCCCCGTGAAACGCATTTTCGCGCGCCGCTGCTCCGGCGTGATTCGGAGGCGATTCCGGTTGGCGTGCACAATAGCGCGCAGATAGTCCGGCGTTTCATACGCCCGTGCCGCCATGCCGGGAACGGCAATTTCCGGACTTCCGCCGCCGGTTGTGGAAACTCTGTTGGCGTCCAGAAATTCCACGGCGCTTTTTCCGCCGTCGATCTGCGCGCGGTTTTCCTCGATCAGCCGCCGGAACGTCGTCGAAAGTTCCGTTTCGCAGTACGTACAGTAACCGCGCAAACGCGTATAAAGCTCTTTTCCGAGCCGAACCCTGATCCGTTCCATACATGGCTACCCTCTGCTTTTCGCCAGAAGCTGAATGACCGTCCGTTTTGACTTCTCCCGCTGCATCGACTGCGCCAGTGCGGATACCTGCCCGGCAACGATGCAGCGCTGTTTCGTGCGCGTGACTGCCGTGTACACCAGCGACCGGTTCAGTACAAACCGGTCGCGCATCAGGCAGACGAAGCAGACCTGCCGGTACTGGCTGCCCTGCGATTTGTGGACCGTTAACGCATAGGCATGCGACAGGTGCGATTGTTCGTCCTTGTTCAGCAATACCAGGTCTTTCACCTCTTCGGGCCGGTTCGGGTCGGCAATCGGGATATCCAGCTTCAACCACAATTTGCCGTCTTCATCGATGGCGTGAACGGTGCCGGTCGTGCCGTTCCAGATATCCTTGTCCGGATTGTTTTTCGTGTTGATTACCCGGTCGCCGGGCAGAAACTTGCGCGCCTCGGCAGAGGAGCGCGGATTCACGATTCGGATGATCTCTTCATTCAGGCGGTTGACGGTACAGGCCGGAAACAGACCGGTTTCCCGGCTGCGTTCTCCGTTTTTCGGTGCCAGGATGATATCGGTTTCAAAATCGAACACACCCTTGCGCACCCATTCGAGGATAACCTGCTGCGTCATCTCCGCCTCTCCGCTGTCGTAGACATCCCAGGTCTCGTTATCTGATTTGTCGTGCAGCAGCGGCATTTCGCCGCGGCGGATGGCGGAAGCGGCTTTGAATACGGCTTCTGTGTTGCGGTAGCAGGTGGTCAGCGTCCGCACATGCTCCGGATACAGTTCGATGAGATCATGAAACGGCTGACCGGCCCCGACCGGGGTGAGCTGCGCCTGGTCGCCGACGAGGATCAGCCGCTTCGGCTCCCGCCGGACGATCTCCGCCAGCAGGCAGGAATCGATCATGCTGGATTCATCGACAACGACGGTCCGTTCCGGGAACGGCGGTTCATTGAACATCGCGCCGTCATATCCGAGCATCGAGTGAACGGTCGAAGCCGGACTTCCCGTCGCCTCTTTGAGCCGGGACGCGGCTTTTCCGGCAAATGCGCAGAGTGCGACCGGCTCGCCTTTCCGCCGGATTGCCCCGACGATCTCCCGGATAATCGTGGTTTTGCCGCATCCGGCTCCGCCGTTGATGATCGAAAACCGGTTCCCGGCGGCGAACCGGACCGCGGCCAATTGCGATTGGTCAAGCTGAAAGCTCATTTTTCTCCTTTCAGATAATTCAGGATATCGGTTTCGGCATCATAGTGACAGCCGAGCGCCACCATCTGCGAGGCGGGGAAACCGCGAAGCGTGAAGTCGTCGAACATCGCGCCGACCGCGGCTTGCGCAAGCTGCAGGTTGATTTTCAGCTCTCCGAGCTTCTGTATCAGCTCCACCCACGAAATCACCGTCGAACCGGAACCGGTCAGCTGCCGCATGGCGTAGATGATCGCCGCCTTGATCCGGCGCGGGTCTTCATCTCCGATATCGTAAGACAGCCGGACTTTGCCGTCCACATCAGCAAAGCCGAACCCGGACAAGTCGGCCAGCCGGTAACAGTCGGAATTGACGATCCCGACCGCGTCCGTTTCCCACGCCTCCCACGCCGCGCACGCCAGTGCATTCGAGCAGCCGCGGCCGATCAGGTACGAAATCGCGTCGCATTTTTCCTTGTCGCGGACCAGCGAATCAAGCTGCTGCTTGAACATTTCGTACACGTCCGGCCTGATTTTCAGCGCCTCCGCCTCTTTCGGGGACAGTTTGCGCCAGCCGTCGCCGAGCTTGTCCCATATTGCCGCCTCGGTCGCCGGACCCATGCCCCGGGTGCGTTCAACGACATACGAGAGCTGCGCGCGCGGGTTTGCCGGAACGTTCGGCCGCGCTTCGGAGAACTTGAAATTGCGCTGCCCCTTCCAGGCTTCAAAATCGCCGGTGAGGATCAGCAGTTCATTTTCGGTCGGACGCCATTTGACCGATCCGACACAGATTTGCACACCGGATTCGGTCAGGCATTCGAGCCGGTACCAGTTGCGCGGATTATCCGTTCCGATCCGCGGCCACAGGATCGAGATTACTTTTACTTCGATGGTTTTCATTGATTCAGTGCCTCATGCCGTTCCCGGAGTATTGCCAACGCCAACGCCGATGCAAATTCCGGATTCCCGGCGAAAATAACCGCCGCTCCGCGCGCGGTAAGCTGCCCGATCCGCTTCATGACGAATTGCGGGGTCAGTTTGTAGTGCTCGTGATCCGGCGGGATGATTTCCCCGTTGCGCTCCGAAAAGCAGAACGCCGAAAAATCACACTCCACAATCACCGGCTTTGCCGGGAAGCCGGCCGCCTCCATCCGGTTCAGTTCCCGGCAGAACCGCCCCCATCCGGTCGAAATCGTCCCTAAAAAATCGTCCTTCGACTTGCGTTCGATGGCGAAAGCATCATCTCCGGCCAGCGCATAATCTCCGGTTTTCAGGGTTTCGATTTCGACCGGGATTTCCGGGGGGAAGCTCCACGGGGTTTGCTCCCGCGTATCTATGACGATTCGGAACTCCCCCATTGCGGTTTACCTCTTCAGGTTCGCAAACGGACCATTCGGGGCGGCGCTCCCCGGAAACGCCGGGATTGTCCCCGAAGCGGCCGCCGGCTGCTGGACCGGCTGCGCGGCGGGCTGCTGCGCGGCGCCCTGCGGCTGCACCTGCGGGGCGGCGGGCGCCGTCATTCCGTATGCCGCGAGCAGGCTGCCGAGATTCAGCCCCTTCGGTGCATTGCCGCCGTCGCCGAGATAGTGCACGTTGTAGTAAATTTTCCCTTCCTTTTCGGTCATCTTCACCGTCGCCGTGGTCTGCACGCCGACCAGACAGGGGATATTCGCGACGCCCTCCGCATCGGCCTGCAGCTGCTCGAACAGATTGTCGGACGGGAAACCGATCTTCTTCAGCGTCTCCATCGTGAGTTCCCACCGCGGACGGTTCGCCGCATTACCGACTCCGGGCCGGTTGGACCATTCGCCGCGCCACCAGTCCGAAACGCCGTTCGCATCCTGCACCTCGATGCACACGTCGAACGCACCGGCGTCCTGACAGAATTTCGCCTCGCCGAGAATCGCCCGGGTGACCGTCACATCATACGTACCTTCAGCCTTGAACATAAAAACACCTCTCTGGTTGATGGGATCAGAACAAGACCCCGTTGAATTTTTTGAAAATTTTGTAGGTGAGCCGGACATCCTGCTCACAGTAGTCGAGAATCCGCGTTCGCCCTTCTTCGGTTTTGACCAGCTCCGGGAAATCGCGGACGTCGATCTTGATTTTATGATCGTCCACGACGGCTCCGCCCACATCGTCGAGCTTTGCATATTGCGCCGCGTTCCAGCCGCTCCAGATCTGCATGAGGTCGATGTGCGCCGCGGTCGAGTACCGTCTGGTCCAGTGCGCGAGCACCGGCACGCCGTCGAGCGGAACGCCGAGCAGCGCCGCGCGCTTGAACAAGAACGGCAGGTCAAAGCCGATGCCGTTCCACGTGACGATCCGGGCGCAGTCGAGTCGCAGCACGTCGAAACATCCGGAGATAAGCACGGCTTCTTCTGCATCATCGTCCCCGGCGGCAAACCGGAGGCTTTCGAGTTCCCCGTTTCCGTCTGAAGCGACGAACACCGCCGCGCAGATCCGTCCATAGAGCGGATTCAATGCCATTTTCGCAATCTGCTCGGCGCGCGCTTCGGCTTTCTTTTCGGCAATCTTGGTTTCATCTTTCAGATTGCCGAGCTTGACTTCCGGTTCCGGCAGCGAATTGATTTTCGCGCGGTCCGGCATGGTTTCGATATCGAATGCGTAAAACATGTTCACCTCACTTTCATGCCCGGAAGAGCCGCCGGACGCGGCCCCGGAACCGATCCGGGAATTGCGGTATGAATTCCGGCTGCCGGCAGTGCTTTCGGAGTGACGCCGGGCGCGGCTTTCGGCGGATCGTCCGCATCGTCTCCGTCGTTGATGGCGAACAGCCCGGCGAGCGCGTATTTGCGGGCGTAGCTTGACGCCGAGCCCGTGACCTGCGCGGCGTCCATTCCTTTGCGCTCTTCGGCGTGCCGGGCATATGCCGTACACGAAATGGATGCCTGACCACGCCGGATGGTCACGGTTGACTTGACGAAAACCCAATCGGAAATCAGCACGATTTCGTCAGAAAGCGTAACGGCGATCCCGAGCGGCAGCAGCAGCGGCTTGACCGCCTCGAGAATATCCTCCGCCTTGCGGTAGCGGAATCCTCCGAAATCGTTGCTCCGTCCCTTCGGAGACTTCAACGCCGACTGTACGCTGCAGAGGTCGGTTTCGAGCGTGTTTTCCATCTTTTTTACTCCATGAATACCAGGGCGGCCGCTGCGATGGCGGCCAGTACCCAGACGATGAATTCACCGGATTCCGCACGCCAGTCCCGCCGGCGCGGCTTCCGGGCTCCCCAGATTTGCAGATCACGCATGTACTGCCTCCTTTTTTGCTTTCAACTGTTCCTTGCGCCGGGTGCGGTCCGGAAATTCAAGCGTCACATAGTCGCGGGTGACGCGGGTTTTGATATTGAGCTGACGTGCGACCCGCTCGACCTCATTCAGCCAGTCGCGCCGATCCTTGTCGCATTGATACATGGTTGCCCCTCCTGAAACACGACACAATAGGTCTTTTGACGTTGACTACGTGATTCAGATCAGACCGGAGCGCTGCTCGAGACGGTCGAGATATCCCCGGAACGGCTTCATGGCCCGATTCAGCGCGGCGCATGATTCCAGCATGAAACTGACTTCCGCCATGGCTTCGCCGACGTCGTAGCCGCGGGCCGCGAGACGTTCCAGCCAGAGCATGGCGGAACTTTGGGATACGACATCCGGAACCGGCGCCGGGACCGGGAACGGCTTTACCGGCACCGGAAACGGCTTCACCGGCCCGGGAATCCCGGCGGCCGAACGGTTGGACATGAGATAGTCATAAACTTTTTTCGCGCCGGATTCGGTCAGCAGATTAAGCCGGGCGGCTCTCCGGGACAGACACCCGGCGGCGCGAAGCGCGGCAGCCTGGCCGATTCGAAACAGTTCGACGTTCTCGACGATTCCGGCCCGTCTTCCGTTGATGACGCCGTGAATCCGGTCTGCGTCGATGTTCAACAGCTTCGCCAGCCGTGGAACCGAGATCACCGGCTGTCCGTAAAACGTCGTCTCCGGCTCGAAATACGGTTTGGGCGGCGGCAGCGGCTTCGGCGTCTGCGTCGGGATTCCGGCCTGCAGCCGTCGCAGCTCCGCCTCCATCCGGTTGAACTCTTCCAGATACGCGATTTTGAACTGCATCGCCGCCGCTCCGGTGAATCCCATCACGAGGATCACGAAACCGTCGCGGGTGATGTTGTACATCTTCGATTTGACGACTTTTCCGAGGTTGTTTTTCCACTCGTATTCGGTCGCCGCAAAATTGCGTTTCCCGAAACTATCAGGAACTTGCAACATTTCAATAGCGCGAATGACATCACAATGTTGCTTCCCGAATACCTCGGCAATCTTCAAGCTGGTGGTGGTGATTTGACCGTTGGACACGGTCACGGCGTTGTTGAGAACGGCACTCATTTCGACCTCCTATTGCTTTGGTCGTTACTGTTACCGCTTTTTCTGCCTTTCTTAGGAGCATAAAAAAAGCGGGCTTGGGAGGGAGTAAGAAACACGGCAATAGACGCGCCCCATACGATTACTCGTACAGGCTCCCGCAAGCCCGCAAAAATGCAGGTATGCTGATTGTAATTATTACGGAGGTTGCTTCCATGACGGAGGCAGCACCCGCTATTGCTTGGGTTTCTTAGGCCCTTTGCCTTTACAATAGCACGGGCCTGTCCCGCAGTCAAGCGGGATTTGCGATTTTTTCTGTTAAAATTAGGCATTCCCATTTGAATATTTCCATTTCTGGGTTAAAGTAGTTGACAGTTTCTTTTCTTTTTGGCCTGTCGGTCTTGCCGGATCGACGGGCCGCTTTGCTTTTGTCGCACCTGCTTGCCGGTGCAGTTCCGCTTCGGCGCGGGGCATGTTCCGCGTCCAGCCTATGTAATTTTCAAACAGCGCCGATTTTGCGGTTCGGAAACCGGGAATATCTACAATGTTATCGATTTGTTTCCATTGGAGACAAAAAATTTTTTCAGTGCCAACCGAATGACGGTAGCTTCCGAACAATCGAGTTTTTCAGTCATCTTCTTGATTTTCAGCCTCATACCCTCGTCTACCCTGGCCTGAACAACTTCAGGTTTACCTTTTTTCATGATACCTCCTTTGTGAGTTTCCGATATTAAATTACAACATAATAAAAACAATTTCAAGATATGTTTTCAAAAATATTTCATTTTTTATTCTTTTTGAGCTTGAAATGTATTTATTTGTATTTATCTTATATACAAGGGAGGTTTTAAGATGGCCAAATTTTATGCTGATAAAGTCAAAAAAATGATCGAAGATACCGGTATGAGCGTCCGGGAGTTTGCCATTCGCAATCGCATTACTCCCGGCACACTTGGCATGTGGCTGCGCGGAGAGCGCAATCCCAAATTCAAAAATGTGGAGCATCTGGCCCGGCTATTCAGGTGCTCGGTAAGTGATATCTCTGACTTCAAGCTGCTTTATGAGACGGATACCGACCGTTACCAGATCAATCAGGAGCATTGCGGAGCCGATGTTGCGGAAGAGGTCAGCGAGCTGAAGACGATCAATAACGAGCTTGAGAAACTGAAAAATAAAAAGCTCGATGAGCAGGAGGAACATTATAAGCGCAGCCTGGAAGAAGACGCGCTGAAAATTCGCGCCAGTATCGAAATTAAAACGGAGGCTGCCCGCCGCGAACGCGAGAATCCCGCGCCGCTCCCCGCAAACATTCCGCCGTTTCCGGGAAAATCTGCGCCGGATACGATCCGAAATACGCCGGAGCTGCGCGAGTGCATCAAGGATGCGATGTTGCGCGAAGGTGTCCGGGACGCTTCGGAGTTGAACCGCCGGATCGGATACGACTCTTCACACTCGCTGGAACGGCTTCTGAACGGTAAATTGCCTTGGTTTCCGGATGTGCTTTCCGCCGTGCTGGACGGGCTGAACATCAAACAGGATGATGCCCCCATATCCCCAACGGAACGCGGATTGCTGGCTCCGGAGGGTATCTACAATCACGGCGCAGTCCTGACAAGACCGATACCGGTTGTCGACTGGGCGAACGCCGCCTGCCACATCGCCTCCCTGATGAGCAGCGAAGGCGCAGTTATGCAGAAGTGGGACCCGGAAAATACCGAAGTGGCCCTTGCTCCGGTCGGAGTGCGACGCAACACGCAGGCCTTTCGTGTCAAGGGGGAATCCATGGAACCAACCATCGGTGACGGTGATATCCTGTTCTGCGAAGAACAATACGGGTTGAACGGCATTCCGTCCGGAAAGGTTGTCATCGTCCGCTTTTCCGATGATTCGGAGTATGCCGGAACAGCGGTATGCAAACGCTATCGCCGTGTCGGCGACATCATCCTGCTGACCAGCGACAACGAAAAAGCCGGAAAAAGTTTTGAAGTCCGGCCGCAGGAAATCGGCTGGATCGGGGTTGTCGTGAGCAAAAACAGCGACTTATAGGTGACAATATGAAACTGCTGCATTTCGCATCTGATTTTATAGGCCGCCCCCCGCGTCCCATGCTGCGCGGGAAGGTCTACTATATTCGACAGCGAATCGGCGGCAAGGACGTTTGGCGAAGCCTTCACACCCGTGATAAACGCGAAGCGGAATACCTCGCCGTAGAGATATGGCGGATGCGGCAGACCGACCGGATCAAGGCAATCATCCCTGCTCCGCCACGAAAATTGCCGCTGATCTGGGAAACCTACGTCGCCACGGATCGATACATGGAACTCGCAGAATCCACCCGGAGTACCAAAGCACGTATCTGGTCCGCTTTTGTCGCATGGTGCAATGATCATCGGATTGAATATCCTGAACAACTCACAAAAGAGCTGGCAATATCTTATCTTGCGTCAGGAGGAAGAAAGAACAAGACTTACAACAACGTTTTAAACGATCTTTGCCAGGCTTTCCAATACGGTGGTGCCGTTCCGAATGTATTTGATTCGATAGAGCGTCTTTCGACGCACCGCGGCAAGGCGGATAAGCGCAGCGATCAATTCAGAGCATTTACGGATGATGAGATCAACCGGATTTTCGAGGCGATCAGCAAGAGTAAAATGGAAAATAGCAAAGAATGGTTGATTGCGGCTAAAATCGCCTCCATGACCGGACTGCGATACAAAGACATAGCCTTGCTTCGGTGGGATGCTGTAAAATCGGATGAGTTGGGAAAATTCATTGAGCTTTCACCGGCCAAGACAGAAAATAAGACCGGCGGGAAACTAGTGTATATACGCCTTGTTCCGGAACTGGCGCGCCTGTTGACGATTCGGCAGGCGACAGTATCCGGCGACTATATTTTACCTGCTCTTGCGCACTCATACCATGACAATTGGAATACCGCAACGCGCCCATTTCTGGAACTTTGCAAACGAATCGGAATAGACGGATCGTTTCATTGCTTCCGTGTAACGGTAGTGACAAAAGCAGCGAAAGCCGGGATAGACCTTGAAGAATTTGGCGGAGTGGTCGGGCACACGACAGAAAAGCAAACCAAGGCTTATAACCGCGCAGCACTAAATATCGATATGGAACGGGTCCTTTCTGTAAAACTAGGTTGATAAAATGTAGCTATATTGTAGCACATTAGTATTTTAAATAACTTATCATTAACAATATCGGAGGGGGACGAATGCCCCCGGCGGGACTCGAGGCGGCACTTCAAATTGAATCCGGGCGAAACACCGGCCGTTCAGACCGCAGCGAAAGGCGGCGGCGGTACGCT